TAAGTAGATGTTATCATTTGTATTATCAGTGATATCAAAGATAATGAATGAATAAGAAGATAATGGGAAACCATCAATGATTGGGTTCTCAATATCATTTGTGTGAACATTATCAAATGCTGGATTCAATACAAATTTCACGTTAGCCAAGAATGGGATAACATATGAAGTGTATGCAAATCCAAAGTTTAAGTCCATACCTTTACCAGTGATTGCACCAATATCAGCAGCTTGGATCAATAAACCTGAAGATACTGCTTCACGTTTGATAGCCTCATTTACCATTCTCATACCACCCATACCAGTTTGTACAACTAGAGAGCGTTTTGGATCTGGACCTTGGAATTCAACTTTACCATTGAAGAAGTTGTAGATCTCACCACGGAATAAATCCAATGTGAAGTTATTCTTGTTGTAGATTCTTTTGAAAGAGTTATCCAACTGTTTCCAAAGACCCACTGACAATCTTAAATCATCTGGACCATCTTGTTTGATTCTACCACCTTGTCCCCACATTAAGTAAGTCTCAATATCTTGAGCTATCTTAGACAAGTGAGCCGCTTCCATAGTAGTTAAGAAAGTTCTAGATAAATCACCATTGTCAAAAGCTTTTTTAACTTTGTCTTTACCTAATGTCTTAACCATATCATCTAAGCTACTGATTGAAGGATCATTTAAGTTTGTATCAAATGTTCTCCAGATCTCAGTTACAGGAACTGTACCATCTGCATTCATACCACCTTTGATCATCAAATCTGCTCTAGAAGAAATAGAGTAGTGAACGTGAGCTTCTGCACCTCCTACAAAGTTGTAGAATTCACGGAAACCAGCTCTAGTTTGGATGTCAGAGAATCTCTCTCCATACTCACCACGCGCAGAACCTTTACGGAATACTTTAGTACCATTAGCTAAGTACTTGTTATCCAAGAACTTGAAGTTATCATTGTTTACTAACTGTACGGTATAGATAAATCCATCACCTACAGGTAAGATATCTTCAGCTGTTACATAAAGTTCAACACCGTTGTATTTGTCATAGGTGAACATATCACCATGTCCAAACTCACGTCTGTTTAATTTAATTCTGAATGTTGATCCCTCAATTCCTTTGAACTCATTATCCGGTTCAATGTCTTCAATAATGTAAGGAAGATCAATAGATACAGGAGTCTGCCATCTATATTCACCTCTTGCATTGTCTACCATAATTACATTCTTTCCACCGAAAGAAGACATTTGGTACAAAGGCATTTCAACTTTTTGGGACATAGCCCATAAGTCAACCGGACCTAAATCCATTGGTTGAGCATCTTTCAACATGTTTACTAAGTGGTAGGAATCTACGTGTGAACTTGCATTGTATGCAGTATCACGCAGAAATATACCATTGTTTAAAACTGGAGTTGCCATTTATATTTATTTATTAGTTACTAATTAAAAAGTACGTCTGAAAATATTAGTATTCTGACGCTGTATTGTTTTTTGTGGTTTGTTAGAAGGTCTATCTTCTCCTAAACCGGTATTAGTTGAAGAACTAGATAATTTTCTAGACTCTTCAGTTTTTAAGCTTCTTACTGTTTTTTCTACAGCAGCTTTAGAACCTTGTTCTTTTATCCTACTTCTGTATCCTTCTGGATCTTGAAGTAACCAAAGTGCTTCAGCAATTAAACCATGATTAGGTTCAACAAACTGATACTTCTCTAACAAGTGCCCTAACAAGTTTGTGTTCTTACCAGATATAGAAGGATAGTTTGGTTGTACTAATCCTGAGTAAAGAACACTTTGTGTTTTCTTATCAAGTTTAACTCCCGCAATCTCTCCTGCCGCAAGTGTATTGTATACACTATCTGTATAAGCTTTTGCTTGTTTTGATTGTTGTTCTTTTTTATGCTCTTGCTCAGCTAATTGTCTTGCAACAATTTCTTCTTGCATTCTGTCTAACTTAGGTTTGAACTGATTAGCTTTTTGTTCAAGCTTATTCATGTCCGCCCAATCTTGAATCTCTGATTCAATTTCTTCAGCATTTCCAAAGTTAGTAGCCCAAAGATATTGTCTAGCAATTTCTTCTTGGTCATGTTCATTAGTAGGATCTAAATCAATGATCTCTTCTACATGAGCAAGAGTTCTGAAAAGACCTTTTAAATCTTGTCCACCATCAGCTACATACTTAGCCGCAATTTGAAGTTCTTCAGGAAGAGCATTAAAAAATTCTTTAGGAACTTTTGCTTTTACAGCATTTTCTCTTTCTTGGAAGTTTGCTTCAAACAATTCTCTGAAGTCTTTAGTACTATACTCTTCTAATGATTTTTCATCATCAAAAGGAATAAGTGTACCTTCCTCAATCATCTTTTGAGCTAGATCATAAAGACCATCTTTATCTACTTTTGGTCTTCCATTCTTAGTACTAGCTTCCTCATTCTGACTAATAAGATTATCTAACTCAGCAATAGTTTCTTCAACTTCTGCTTTGTCTTCTACAGCTTGAGCTTTTTCTTGAGCTGTTGTAGGCTTGTTGTCAAGGAACGAGGTGTCAATGTTTTCAGCACTGAACATAGTTTTTGGTTTTTCCTCTGCTTTACCATCTTCTGGTGTCATGATGTTTGCAGCTCCTGGATTACCAAATAGTTCATCAATGTTAACATCAACTTGTTCTACCGTTGTAGAGTCTTGAATTTGATCTTCAAGATTAGTTGCTTCTTTATTCATCTTGTTGGTTTTAGTTTATAATTTAATATAAGCAATAAACTTGAAAAATTTAAACACTCTTAAAAATTTTTGGGCACTATATAGCTAACCCTATTCTTTTCTTCTTATAAATATTTAAAATAATGACCTTTTGTTAAACCTTCAGCATGTTTTTTTTTCATTATTTTAGAATGTCTTTTATGTTTTTCTTTCCAAAGATCTGAATTTTCTAAAGATTTAAGTCTTTTTTCTTTGCTTTCATTAGTTGCTTTATAACCTGTTGTTCCTTCACCTCCATCAGTATGATTTGTTAAATCAAAACCCCAGGTTTTAAATTGTGCAATCCAATATTGTTCTAACCAAATCCATTCACCTTTAATTTTGTCTATAACAACCATCTTAGGTTTTTTATCTTTTAATGAAAGATGTTTAATCCAACTATTTACTTTAGTAAGTCTTATAGATCTTTTCCATTGGTAAATATGTTGATTATACCTGTTTTGAGGTTTCACATTAGTTTTACCAACATATCTTACTTTATCAGTTTCAGGATCTACTAAAGTATAAATATAAGTTATCATATTTTTTTATCTGCTTTTAATTCACTTTTTGTTTTATTTTCTCTTGCAATTGCTAGTTGTTTATCTGCTATTTCTTTCTGAGCTTGTATTTTTTCTCTTTCAATTTGAGTTTTTGTAGAATCATTATTCATTCTATTTACTTCTTTTTCTCTTTGTAGATTCATTTGATCTTGGAACTGTTCAGAATTTCTGATATCTTTCATTGCATCTATATAATCAGATTGCATATTTTTATCAATATCAGTCATTGCTCCCATACCAGCAGCTCTAATCTCAGCAACAAGAATATCTCTTTGTCTATTCTTCTCATCTCTTAATTCATTTGCATCAAGCTCCATTTTCTTTTGTCTTTCTTGAGACTCCATTTGTTGTTGTTGCATTTGTTGTTGTTGCTGTTGTTCTTCTTGTTTTTGTTTGTTTTGTTTTTCTTCTGCTGCTTTAAGAGTATTGTTTACTTCAGATACTGTATCTGCTTGCACAAGTTTCCCTAAATCATATATTGTTGCACCAGTAGTATTATTAGTCATAGCCATTTGTTTTAATTGCTCTAGGACGGCTCTATGATTTGCTGTGGTACTACAGAAGATATTAAGATCTCTCATTAATAAATCTGTACCATTTATTTCAAAGTTTACTTTCTCATCATCAGAAGTCATGTATGAAAGTCTAGCTGATGGTTTTGTTGAGTGATAGTACTGTGCAAGATCTGTTCTCATGGTATGCACGCGAGGCATTAAGTAATCACAGTGTTGCATAAAGAATATTTCTGTCTGAGCATAAGATGCTGAAGCAGCTTGCTCAACTCCAGTAGCAGTCATTTGTGATAACTGTTGACCCATTCTTTGAGGATTAACACCAATTACATCATAAGCTTGTTGCTTAAAGTGCTCAGCTAATTTAATTCTTGACATTAACCTTTCTGTTTGTGAAAGATCTAGTTTTTGAAAGTGCTGGAAGTTAAGAGGGTTTTCTGTATTGCTTATTGATGTATCCAATGGAAGCATCTGGAAATTCTTCATTGCCACATAGGCTTTTGCTAAGTTATTCTTACCCCAGTCTTCACCCATTGAATGTCTTGGTAATGAATTCTGATCAAGTAAGATTACTGTTCCTAACTCATCTACTAGTATATCTGCAATCTGATTATTTACAATATTGTATCCAATCTGATATGGTTTCATTAAGTCTAGTAATGCAGTAGACTTTGTATTTCTATCAGAGAATACGGCTCCTTCTACAGGAAGCTTACATCCATATAAACTATTGTCTCCTTTAAATTGAAATCTTAAAGGTCCAATATGGTTTTTATCTACACCAATATAGATTGGAGAGAAACCACCAGGATTATTCATACCCCAGAATGAAGGAATATTTGGTCCAATTTTTACACCACCCCAAACTTCATTAATCCAAATCCAGTCAATATGTTCTCCATATACAAGATTCTCTTTAGTTTTGTTTTTAAATAATCTATTATCATAAATTGGATTATCAGTTACTTTATAATCTTCAGTAATGATTTCATTGATAACTTCACCATTGTCTTTTACTTTAGTCAAGTGTCCAACTTTTCTTTGAGACTTCCAGTAACCTGTTGTTACTCTTAATAAATAAGCAGTACCTTGGTCATAATAATCTTCACCTTCAGAAAGAATCTGATTAATAATATCTCCACCATCATATACAGATCCAGCCATCATTGTGGTATACTGTCTGTATGCTAATGAAGGCATGTTAGTATTCCACTCATGTGACTTAGTAGCATCATAGAATGTACCATCATTTTGACCTCCTATTGCATAACCTGCAGATCTGATTGGATAAACAGCTTCTAATGCTTCATGTTGTTCTGCTGTAAGAACATATCCGTACTTATCAATTACATCAGCAACAGTTAACATATCTACTTTACCTACCCAGTTACCTTGAGAAATATATCTAGCATCTGGAGATTTGTGATAGAAAGTTACAGGTGGATTCCAAAGTTCTACATCATAATCATCCTCCATCATTCTAAAATGCCAGAACTCTCTATCTGTAATAAGCATATCTCTGAATCCTCTTTCTTCAAGTTCATCCATATGGAATCTTTCTACGTCTACTTTATGTTGATGAGAAGCCCATTGTTCTACAAGTGATTTGTAATCCTTCTTAAAGAACTGCTCAATTTGTGGTAATGATTTTAAATTTTCTGGCGCTAGTTGTTGCTGTGCTTCAGGAGATTCTGGATTCATACCTTGTTCCATTAAAGCAGCTTGTATTTGAGTACTTGCTTCAGCCATTAATGTATCCTCTACCATTTTTCTTTTTTGCTCCATCATCTCATTATATGAGAATTCATCAATAGCTCTGTAAGTAAGTTTGGTAGATCTTTTAGCAAATTCAGCTACAAGAACATTAATAACATTTGGGATAATTGGATAGAATTTTAACTCTAAGGCAGACCAGTCTTCTCTAGTTAATACATCAACAATATCTTTCATTTCATTGTTTTCCTCAACTATATAATCTGACTTATCTATAATACCTTTTGCAAGCTTATAGTTCTTCATAAGTCTGCGCGCATTTCTACGGATTTGCTTTAAGCCGTTCCATTCAAGCCAATCAAGACACCATGCAGCCCACTCTTCATCCTTTTCTACACGGGGTATAAACTGAAGAGGCTGGGTGATTGATCCCATCCTATTATGTTTAGTTTTTTTACCATTTTTTAAATCTAAAGCGTTATAAACTTGCATGTTATATTAATATAAAATTAGTATTATTATTTCTTATTCCTGATAGTTTTCTTGTCAATGTATTCGGTCTAATATCATTAGCAAGTGCTGCTTCTTTTATTGAGTTATATTCAATATTATTAACTACATCTAATACTTTTTTACTAGCTGTGTTTATTATTTTATTTATTGCTTCTGGTGTATGTGTTTTACCATACATACCATGATTTTTTCCAGAAACACTTTTTGATATCTTGAGCCTTGTTTCTTCAGACACCTTTCTACCAAAAGCGCCTTCACCACCATTAGTAAAGTTACACAAACTCCCTGTACTTAAATCAAGTCTTCCATAAAGATTTATAAATTCTATTTCTTTTTGACAAGCTTCTTCCCAAGTTAAATCATCAAATACTATTTCAATTTTATAAGCAGTTTTATTTGTAATGTTCTTCCAGTGCTTACTTCTTTCTGTTTTATCATAAGCTCTACCAAAATTTAATTCAGAACCTATACCAATATAAAATGGTAAATTAGTATCCAACCTAATATGTCTGTATAAATAAGGCATAACTATCTTATATTTTTAAACGGAGACCTTTTTATATTATTACCTCCTAATGAACTATTTGATCTTCCCATGTGACGGAAAGGGCTATTACTTAATTTATACAAATTTTTGCTATTATCCAAATTTTTTGCCATATCATCCATGATAACTCTTTTAGAATAACCTCTATTAGCTTGCTGAATTCTCATGAAAGCAACCATTGCACAAAAAGCAACAAGTCTATCCACATTGACTCCATCTGAGTATGCAGCCATTTCTTTTAATAACATGATATCAGGTATTCTTTCAATACCATATTTAGTTCTTACAATAGTACCATCAGATTTAGTTTCAACATCAAGTTCTTCTTTTGTGTACTCAATAGCATAACTCAGTAAGTGAGCTTTAAATAATGTTCCTGTATTTTTCCAACCATACTCCTGATACACTGAATTATTAGATCCCAGGTCTTTTAAGAACATTATTTGACTTTTTGGTACTAAGTACTTCTGCTTCTTTCTAGAGATCATATACTGAATAAATAATGAGATGTTATTCTCAATTACTGTCCAGGCATTATACCATTCAATAATTGTTTCTAATCTCTGATGTGTTTTATTAATATCATCAAACCTTCCGCACCATGCAGCTACAATCTTATCTGGTTCTATGTATGTTTCAGTTTCTATACCGGTAACCTTTGTTACTTCTACAGGAGCTTTCATAATATAGATAGAACATAAAGATTCAGATGTAGTTGTTTTACCTTCTGCCACGGGGTCAATACTTGCATAGTACATTCCAAAGCTAGGATTCTCTACTGGTCTTTCCCATACTACAAGAACTCCTGTTTTATCTTCAGTATTTTTTGTAATTGGAAATTCTGTAATAGGTCTTTTGTTACTGTGCTCAGGAAGTATTTTACCATTAGCATCTCTACCTAATTCTAAAAATTCATAAGCATATTCTTTATCCTCAATTCTTCTTTGTTGTGCTGTTACAAGATGCATTGGGAACTTAGATATAGTTCTGTTAGCAAAAGCTTCTTCAATATTTCTTGGGTGCTGAGAAATCCTCAACTGATATGTTTCCGGAGCAAGTTCTTTTTTCCATTTCTCAAACTGATCATCTAGTGCTTCTAATGCTTCTTGTACTTTTGAATTACCAAAGTTATCAATGTATGGTGGCATAGACCATTGTTCAGGAATGAATAACCCAGATCTTCCTACAGAACCTTTATTATCTAGTAAGTCTGTTTCTACAGAATAGATATCATTTTCCTTTGGATACAGAATCATTTTTCTCAATGGTTCACACTGAGATAAATCCCCTACAGATCCTGCTGCTATAAATACACCAGTAGTAGTTAAACCAGATCTCATTGCTGGGCGCATATACTCATAAGTATTATCCATCCTTGGAGCAATCCCTGCTTCTTCATGAAAGAAGTATTTAACCGGACCCCCTACACCATTTGTTGGATCTTTCTCAAATGACATACCTTGAATAGTACCTTTAAGACCTACTTCTGTTTTTCTATCCCCCCTTCTTACCTCAATCTTCTGTTGCCACATCATTACCTTGTCTGGAGACATAGGTCTATACCATGCTGTATGTTCATTAAGAAAAGCCGCGTACTCTTGTAAAAACTTCCAGGATCCTTTCTCATTGATGTAGTCTTTAAGACTGGCACCAATCTTTAGAGTAACCCCTTCTTCAAACCATTGTTGGTTAAGAAGCTTAGCCATGTGGTAATAAGAAGAAGCTATCTGTCTTTTCTTTAGAATAGCAATGTGATTATAGTTTAGTTCTGCTAGTATCTCATATAGAGCCATATGATACTGAGCATCCCGGATATCAGCAAAACCAAACTTTTGTATTTCTTTATTGAAGATAGGTAGAAAGTTTAACCACATATAGTAGTCTCTGGTCATATACCAGACTTTATCATTTTCTTTTATCAATAGCCCTCTTCTGCATTTTGCTTTCTGATCATCCCAGTATGTTATAAAATCTTTAGATTTAAAAGGAGCTGTACAATAAACTTTGTCTTTATTAAACTTAGCTGACTCTTGTGTAAATAAATGTGTAGTAGTATCATTGAATTTATACTTACCAGGTTCTTTAAAAACATTAGTTAGTAAGTATTCATAGAATTCTTCTCTTGAGTTAAAGTCAGTAGAAGTCCATGTACCATTATCCCATGTAGGTATGTCTTGATATATTTCTCTCATTATCAGTTAATTAGCTATCATATGAAAGTCCAATTCCTCCGCGCACTTTGCTGGATTGTTCTTCTTGTAAATCTTTGTACACTCCTTTAAATGAAGTTCTGATGTCATTAAAACTTTTAGCAGCTGCAATGATAGAGTTCATGTTACCATCTCTACCTGTAGTAAGTGTTGATGTTTCCATAAACTTTGCCAATCTATCTAGCATAGATGCAATACCTTTATATGCTCTAGATGTTGGAGTTTCATACATTCTTTGACAAAATAGTAAACCAATAGCAATGTCATCATCTTCTGTAGAAAACTCTGCTTCTATTTCCTGGAGGATTAAAGATTCTTTATCTACTTCAGGTGTATAGAAAAATGGATTCATATCAGGATTAGGACATGTCATGTAAAACAAGTACTGGTAAATCTTTAAGTGTTCATCTGGATAATTATCCATGATATCCTTTAAAGCTTTCAGTGTATAACAATGTTCTGTAGGAATCACAGTGCCATTTTGAACATCAAATAATCTTACTATCATACAAATGGGTTTTCAGGTTTATTTTTTGTTTTAACTTTTATATTAAACAAGTGTTTAAAGGCATCAATAAATCCAGTAGCAATATACGGTGTAAATAATAAATGATTATTAAAACATACAATATAACCTTTATCTAAGTGTAGTTCATTTGCTTTTTGAAAGTTTGCATCTAACTTTTTATTAGGTTTAAGCTTTACAAGTAATTTACCTTTATATCTAAATAAGACTATACCTGAATAACCTAATATAATTGTTCTTCCAGGATAGTCTCTATCATAATGTCTTATTTGATAAAATTTCATATTATTTCTTTTTAATTACTATTTTGTTGTCTTTGATATAATGCATTAAAGCATTAACCTCATCTACAAGATACGGAATTACCATGGGAATTACATCTTTTATTACAGGATCTCCATTGTGATCTAGTTTAATAACTGGATATCCATACTCATCTTCTGAGTCAACTTCAAATAAAACATGGTGAATAAACATTTTTCCTGGTTTCAATTTAGGATTATGTTTAAGCATAATATACATGTAGATACTTAATTGAATTGCATAGTGATTAA